AATCCATCACACTGTGCACAATCACCTTCAAGGTGTTCAAGCTCGTCCGCGGTACCACAAGTACAACGAACCTGACTGTCACCGTCCCCCCCACGCAAACCGTTAAGCCTAAGAAGCGAGACTTCACTGTCATCGCATGGCTCATGGCTGCAGTGGTTTACCTCTTCTTCCCTGAAGTCGTAGTCCCGTATTGGGTGCCTCGCATTGGCTCTGTAAAGTTGCGTCTGCGCGCATACCTACAGTCCGCAATCGGGTTTTGGTTAGGTTACTCTGTTATTAGATACCTGTTTAAGCGACTCATGGGTCCCATGGGCTCACATATCGCTACAAACCTCATCACTCAAACCACGAGCAAACCAAGACTGTCCTCATCCTCGCTGAGGCAGCTGTTCGTGGATTTTCCCCTGGTGTCTTCTAAACCCGTGGAAAACCATACTCACGGTCAGAGCGCCGCGAACCGAAACGCAGGCAGTGCTACCGCCGGCGCTTTCGCGCAGAGTATAGGCCTGGAGCCATACTACATGCAACAGTCACTGTCCGACCAACGGAGGGGCAGAGCTGGGTGCCGAACCTACCATTGGGCGAAAGACCTAGGCGCTGAAGCCAGGCCTTTCTCCTTTGACCAGACGACTCAAGCGGGCGTTCTGGTTGATGTGGACCATTATTTGGACATGCCTGATTTGTTGGCCAAACACCCCACCACGTACCTGATATCCACCTTTCAACCTAGCGAGGCGGCTGCGGTAACGAGTGAGTATTCTTTCCGTTTTGATCAAACTAACGGCGTTGAATACCTCGTTAACGGCGGCGCCGAGTATAGGCACACTGTGTGGGATTACTCGGGGGACGCCATTATGGTGGACACAGGAGTTGGCATTAACAAGAAAGTTGTCGCATACCACATTGACAAGAAACCCCTAGACCAACACCATTCGTTGGTCATGTTGACGGTCATCGCAGAGTACACTATGCCCGGTTTCTTACCGACGAGCGTTACTTTGCACGGTTCCCCCCTCGAGAGATTGAGACCCAACATTGGGAACTACGCTGTGTTGGATGTGCGCCGTGCCGGCTCACACCTGCGCAGCGTAGCACACCTCAATGCGTTCACAGCCGTGACTGTCCCGAGATCTTCAATTGACTCGGTGATAGCCGTGGCTACAGTGGCCCGCGTCCCAATAACTCCAGGAATGGTTGAGTCACACATTAAGTCAGACGACCTCCCGGAAGGCTACGGAGCCATCCTGGCCGGTTACGTTAGAGAGTGTGTGCCGCACCACCCACCGGTAGTGTATCCGCCGGAAGCTGGCCTAGCAGTTATCTACTATGGAAAGAACGAC